ATTGCGTAATCTGGTGCTAAAGTAAACAATAAAGAAACTGTAGGTGCGTCTGTTATAAAAATAACATCGCGTAATTCTATAAATATGTTCGAACTTGTAACAACACTTACATTTGCTACAGCATTAATGGTATTAGTAAGAACACGGTTATTAAATAGTCGTTGCCCTGCGGGATGAATTAACTTTGTAATTATATCTTGAAACTTAGAAAACTCTAATGTTGACTCTGTACGATATGGAAAAGGCTGATATTGTATCTCATCTTGAAGTCTAATTACATCATCCGATAGAAAGCCCTTATTAGATACATATGCACCAGGATACCTTGCAATTGCACCAATAGTTAAATCTACTGTTGCAAATGTTGCATAGGCCGGCGATCCTGTAATACCAGTAGATACAGAAATAGTAGTTGTTGTACTAGAAAGTGTATTACCAGTGTAATTAAGCGGGGTATCGCTATTATAATTGGTATCAAAATACCTATTCGGATCACTAACACCGTAATCCCCTAAGAGAATGATTGTATCAACAAATCCTAATGTTCTAGATTGTTTTGCCTGAGCATAAGTTGCAACACTACTATTTGGATCTAAGACTACTGAAATATTACTAGTGTAATTATATCCAAAACTTAAAATTCTTAATTTAGTTATACCCCCAGTAGCATTAACTGCTAAAACTTGAAGCTGGGTACCAACTGCATCTCCCACATTTATATTAAATATCTGTGCAACTTTAAATCCACTTCCTGGAGCCGGTACGGAATACCCAGTAGTTGTACCGGAAACAATCCCGGTAAATATTACACTAGTGGCATTACTAACGGTAACAGTATCTCCTATTTCATACGGGGCTATTTCATTATGCTCTAATGTAAGTTCATAAAGATTAGTAGTTAAAAACTTAACTTCAATTATAGAAGTACGGTATATTTGATCGTTTTTATTTAAAATTAAATATCGACTACTAATATTACTTACGCTGCCGGAAGATATAGTAACTCTAATAGTTGTTTTTTGTACCCATTCTCCTCCAGATGCAATTAAAACATTTTCATATGGATAGGTAACTTCAACTGGCTCGTTGTATAATAACTGGAATAAAAGTTTAAAAGATATTTCACTACCTTTTGATTCATAAAGATCTCTTATTTTCTTTATTAGTAAATTTTTATTTGCTAATACATCTACGGGTATATCTTGAGCATAGTTATTTAAAAAATAATTTACAAATGCATTAGTAGTTGTGTCAATATCATTGTATGATCTTGCATTTTGAACAATCTCTAATGCACCTTGGTCTTGTTCAAGAAATTTATAGTAATACTCTATAAATGCAACAAATGTAGTATAATCCGAACGAATGAACTCCGGTAGCTGGCTATTAACCAGCGTTGATATTTTCTCTTTTATTCTTGTCGTTGCCATTGCCTACACTACTGCTGTCATATTAACTACGGTGCCTGCAGTTAGCCCACCAACTGCATTAAGCGTGCTATCATCTATGACCAGTATTTCATTCTTTGACACGTTTAAATTTTTGCCATTGTCTTGTATACCACATGTAATACTGATCTCTACAATATTGGTAGGAAACCCGGTTGGTGTAATTGCTAATATATCGACAATACCGTTAGCATAATCTACTGTACCAATATTAGTATTAACTACTGCACCTGTTACCGTACTTACTAATCTTAAGGTACCAAAACCACTTAAGTTTGCAGGCGCATCGTTAGGTAAATCTACAATTTTAACCAAGGTACTGGTATTATTGTAGGTAATGTAGAAATAACTAGAAGTTAATTGCCCGGGCTGTATGGCATTTCTAAATTTAATAGCAGTCTGAGAAGAAAATACATTAGAGGTACTTAATATTACAACAAGCCTTCTTTGTATTTTTTCTACTAGGTTGACGCTAATTATAGCAGTACTTGCAGCTTTAATTAGCCCCATTAGTTTTGACTTGTTATAACTTTTATTAAATTTTTGTAAGTCGGAAGAAAAATAACTTGTAATAGCTGCACTAACTAAAGACTTTACTCCATCTGCCGATAGTGTTGTATAGGTAGAATTATAACTAACATTAGTAGTTAAATTTACATAAAAATAATCTGGATCAACAAATATTGGTTGAATAGCCAATACTTTCTTACTTGTCAATGTATCTGCAATAATTGAATCTTTAGTTGCTTGAGAAATAGTAAAACCATCAAACGGTTTTAAAGATATAATTACCTTACCGTAGATAGGGGGGTCATTTTCTTCCCCACCCCATACCGCAATAGACTCAAAGCTTGTATATTGGGAGGTAATTAAAGCTTCATAATCAGCTGCTGTTACTAATCTATTACTTGCAGCGTTTACTTTTGGTGCATTAAATTTAATTGAGGTGATAGTTTCTTTGTCAGCACCCCCAGTAGATTTAGTATTGACTGTAATTCCAATGTTTGATGACCCACCAATGGTACTAGATGCAGCAAACGATTGTGCAATCTTACTAGAAATATTAGCTGCTGTTCCGCTAGTTGCAACAAACTGAACTGTTATAATATTACCAGCAGTTAGCTGTTTTCCAATAATACCATCACCAAAATAAATCTGATAATTACCCTGAGTATTTTCTTCTAGGAAGTATACCGTAGAACTACTATCCAGTCCAGTTATATCTGTAGCTAAAGTATATGTAGTGTCAGTGGTATCTGTTGCTGATGTTTGAACAATAACTAACAGGGTGGTAGTGTCGATTGTACTACTCTGTATCTCGTACTTCTGTGCAGGACCAGTAGCGCTTACTGCAAAACTATACTGCTGCAGGGTACCCTCTTTAACATTAACACCAGCAAATGTGTATAGATTACCAACCCTGTTTGTTGTTTTAGTTTCTGTAGTTAAAAACGTATACGTTGTACCCCCAATAGATGATGTAAAAGCACTATATCTATCTAGCGTTAAAGTATTGGGTAGACCAGAGGGACTGGTAACAGCAATATCAAGATTAGCTACTGATCCTCGTGCTGATGTGGGTGTGTATCCTAAATGTTTGGCAATAGAAACTGCTGATGCTCTCTTAACGGCTGAATCTAAAAACATCTCATTTACAACCATATTTGCTAAATAGGCATTATAATGGGTATTGTAAGCGAGTAAATCTATCAGGACTGAGAGACCTGAACCTTCAAAATCATAGTCAGTAAATTCTGATTGAGCCTTTAGAAATGTTTTTAGATTAGTCTTGATTGTATCAAAATCTAACTCTGCTATTCTTAAATTTGCCATTATTTTATCTTATTCTTGAAATTGCAGTTGTTAAAGTTATTGGCTTTTCAGAATTATTAATTTTAAAAGTTATCTCCGCACTTATATCATTGTTATTAATTCTCTCTCGAAGAGCAACATTAAGTATTGTGACCCTAGGCTCAAATTTAGCTACAACATCAAAAATAGTCTTCTTCATTACCTGTCTGGTAATAGGGTTAAAATTTTCAAATAACAAGCCATGAATCTGACAACCTATTTCTGGATGAAAAGGTCTTTCAAAATGCCTGGTACAAATTAAATTCTTTAAAGAAAGTTTGATAGCCTCTTCATCCGTCTTTTTTGTCACATCAGCCGTCACCGGATTTACGGTAAAAAGAAGATTAAGATCTGAAAAAACTCGTGTATTTCTTGTAGCCATGTCTATATTTATGTCAGTTAACCAATACGTCTGAACTTCCCTCAACAATGGCATCGCCTCTAGTGTCTAAATCTCCGATTCTGCATACTTGTTTATTATTAGCAAATACAGTACTGCTTCCCTCAATCATAGCATCACCTCTAGTGTCTAGATCCCCATACCTTACCACACCCAATCCGTTTGCAAAAACGTCTGAGCTACCGTTATTGTTGGTGTCATTTCTGGAGTCCTTGTCTCCAATTCTTGATATTCCTGTCATTATGCTAAATTAGATAAGCCTTGTGCAAAAGTCTTATGATCTATAAAAGTTAATACTTGTTTTCTATTAGTATCTTTTACTGAATAAGATACATGAATCCAAGGGTTGTTGGTATAATGACAATATTCTAAAATCATTTGATCATAGTTTAATACTTTGGCAAGCTTTAATGCAATATTATAATAATCTTTTTTAGCTATACCCCTGAACTGAAGATCAACTGCTTGACCTTTTGGATGCTGAGAGGTTTTTGCATTACTAGCATTACCAGGGTCTCTAAATCCTGATGTAACAAACATATTCGGGTAAAGTGCATAAACTGGTTCCAGAATATTAAGCGCGATTGCTTGTAAATTATAAACAAGCTCGCCATAAGAATAAGATGAAGTTCCTACTAAAATATCCTTAGTACATGCAGTTTTATTTGTTACATTTTCTAATGTAAAATTAGGGGAAAGCTTATAGTTGCCAGGCAATATAGTACAGCTTTTTAAAGACTCTGCAGGAGGAACGACTATATTCTGATTAGAGCTAGGTGATGAGCTTTCAATAACTATAGGAGCTGCCCCAAAACCAGCCGCGGTTGCAAAGCCAGAAGTAATTACTAAATCTTTTTGAGCTCTAACTTCACTATCTGTTTGTGTAGATTCTTCTAATAATAAAGATTGACTATCAACCATAGTTAGTGAAACTGGGTCATCTAGTTCTATGTATTGTATATCTTTACGCCCGGGTAAAATTCCAATATTGGAAGAGTCTGCGACTGTAGCTGGTAGACTATCTGCAGAATCTGCAGCTGTACCAGATTGCAAATAAGTAGCCGACCCGTCTAAATTAATTGTACTACTACTCTTTAGATTAATTTTATCCCCAGCTTGGTTGTAAATACTACCACTTGCTTTTTCGTATATAGCCTCCGCTTCAAGGTAACTGGTCGTTGCAGTTTTATATAAATTAACGGACTGCAAATATACGTCTGCATTTGCTTTTAAATTTATATCTTCAGTTGCATGTAAACTTAACAGTACATTAGACTTAAGATGCATCTCTTCATAAGCTTGTATGTTAATAATTGGGCTAGTTATATTTATTTCTTCCGCAGCCGATAAATTTAATACCCCTCCTGCTTGGGCAGTAATATCATTGTGGCATGTAATATTAGTATCACCCTCCACCTCTATATTTGCATCATTACCTACAAATATGTTACATGCCCCATTAATTGAAATATCAGCTTGACCGGCAATTGATATCTTACCGTTTCTATCTATAATTTCATATGTAGAGCCGGCAGCTCTTTTTACCATGGAACCGTTAGCATCTATTTCAACAAACGTACCTGATCTATGATAGATGTGCAGGCGCTCGGCACCAGGTGTGTCATCAATTTCGATTACATGTCCAGATTCTGTCTGCGTAACTTTATTATATGGATATTCCCCCTTAAAAGCAGATTCTGGTTGATCCCAAGAGTCGCCGCCTGGTAGCTTTGCCCCCAGCATCCTACTAAGATTTTTAGTTTGTACTATTGTACCTCTTACATCCCCTTGAGCTAATTTATTAGTTTCTGCACTACCAGCATACTCCTTAGTTGGATAATTAGCATTAGGGTCTGTAAATCCAACTTTGGTTACTATTAACTTTTCTTGATTTTCTGTTGAATTTACATCAAAGTTACTTGCTTGTGTTAAATACTTGCTTGCTGTAGTACTGGCAAATTGTTCGTCTATTGCAATTAAAGCCTCTTCAGATGTAAGTGTATCAAACAATCCTTCAACATTTTGTAATGTAGGTGGAGGAGAAATACCCTTGTTAAATAAAGAGTCTGTAAACCCTGTTAACGCAGTAACAATACCGGTCTCAACGTGCGGGGTAAGACCGGATATTAACGTATCTCCAATGGTACTAAAATTAACTAAGTTGAGTTTATCTTGTGGTAGTATTCGTTTTAATTCGGCAGTTAAATTTGAAACAAGACTATCTGTTAATCCAGGAGCTAATTGAGTCTGAAGCGGATTACTTAAAGTATTAGTTATTCCTTGACTGCTAAAATTTTGACTAACAATATTAACTGGATTATTTACTCCAATTAAATTTTG